CTTAGCTGGTATCATGAGAAGATTGACGAGATAAGGCAGGTTGGACTAGGCCCAGAACATGACTGGGCAAGTCACGGTGCTGACGCATTCGGCTACATGTGCGTTGCATACCAACCACCAAGGCCGAATGCATACAAGCCAAAAGTAAAACGGGCAAACACAGGATATAGATAATGGACGCTAAAGTACTGGTAAAACGATTCAGGCAACTGCAAAGCCAACGCGAGACTCTTGACGCTAAACTTCAGGATATAAACACATTTGTTACACCAGGACGGTATGAGTATTACAACGACCTAAACAGCATGCACTCTGTTGACCATAGCCGGACAGAAATCTACGATACGACAGCGATAACAGGTGCAAAACTTCTTTCATCACGAATACACTCAAACCTTGTTAGTGCGTCAGTGCGTTGGTTCAATATCCGATTCCGTGATGATGATATGAACACCAGCCCTGAAGCAAAAGAGTGGCTGGAGGATTCAGTACAAAGGCTGTGGCAGATGTATTCAGAGTCGAATATGAACAACGCTATTGCAGAGGTGTTCAAGGACTTGCCGACAGTTGGTACAGCAATGTTGATGCAAGAACCGAAAGACGATATTGAGTGGAAAGGCATTGAGTACACAGCATTGCCTATTATGGATTCGTACTTCGAGATGGGGCCAGATGACATACCGTACAGGATATACAGGCGCATAAGGTATACGCGGCTTGAACTGGAGGAGCGGTTTCCAGACACACCAGATGATTTATCACTGGATGATATTGAGAACGCAAGTATTGACGCAAAAATAGAAGTGCTGTTCTGTGTGTACAACAGGGACAACAAGAAACCCCCAAGCGAAAACGGTTTCATAAAGCCCGAAGACAGACCTGTTGGCTACAAGTATATGTTGCTCAATTCCAGCATTGAGCTTGAAGAGGGTGGCTACTACATGTTCCCTGGAATGGTGATTAGGTGGGACAAGGCCGCTGGCATGCAGTGGGGCGAGTCTCCGTGCATGGATTTGTTGCCGACAATCAAGGTGCTGAATCGGCTTGTGTCATTGATGCAAGACGCATTGGCTAAGGCAGTTGATCCGCCGTATGTTACCACTGAGCGGGGAGTGATTGGTGATCTTGATCTTGAACCCGGTGGGTTGACGATTGTCACTGACATGGATGACCTGAAGCCGCTACTGTCGGCAACTGATTTTGTACCAGCAGATAATGCCGTACGGCAGATGCAGGAATACATCTGGACTAGCCTGTTTCTGGATCAACTGGAACTAAAAGAGTCTCCAGCAATGACAGCAACAGAGGTATATGCACGGACTGAGCAGACAATGCGGCTTATGTCCACAGTATCCAGCAGAATAGAAACTGACATGCTGGACAACCTTGTGCATTACGGTTTGTTCTCAATGATACGTCAAGGCCAGTTGCTGCCTATGCCTGAATCAGTGCAGGGGCAGGATTTAGACTTTATATACACCGGCCCGATACCGAGAGCATTGCAGGCTGAAACTGCCAACGGGATTGTTCAGTGGTTGACAGAGACAGCGCAACTTGCTGAGTTCTTTCCTGAAGTGCTGGACATACCTGATCCAGACGCTTCAATCAGAAAACTTGCTGATTTACGTGGTGTCCCGGCAGACGGGCTAAAGACTGCCGATGAGGTTGATGAAGTCCGTGCTGGACGCGCAGAGCAGGAGAAGCAGATGCAGGAGGCTCAGAACATCCAGATGGGTGGTGAGGCCATGAAGGCAGCAGGAGAGGGCGCACAGGCTGCACAAGCCGCTGGTATTGACGAATGAAACAAATTTTGAGGGGTCTGCAAGCAGAGGCGCGGACTGTTAATCGTGCTGTATACATGATGGTGAGTACACCTGATGGAAAGACGTTCATGGCTATGTTGGAAAAACTGGACGGCAAGATTCTAAAGAAGGACAGGCAAGGCACTGTTGATCCGTATGCAATGGCGTATGCAGCCGGACAGCATGATTTAATCCAAACTATAAAGGATATGAGAGATGACGGATACGTGGCTAGATAGTTTACCTGAAGATATGCGAAGCAACCCAACACTGTCAAAGTTTAAAGACTCTGAGGGACTGGCTAAGAGTTACATTGAACTGGAGCGCATGCAGAGCAGGTCAATCACAATGCCTGGTGAGCATGCAACCGATGAGGATTGGGACAAGTATTACACCAAAGCTCAGGAAGGTGGTCATTTGACCGTGCATCCAGACCATGCAACCGATGAACATAAGTCAGCATTTTGGAAAAGCCTTGGAGTACCTGAAGACGGGAACGGATACAGCACAGCAGAGGGATTTGATGGCCTGCCGAAAGAGTGGGTGGATAACTTACGTAATGTTGCTGTTGCTGCTGGTTGGACTAACAAGCAGTACCAGGCCACATTGGCTGAGTTTGCAAAGGAGAACGCAACACAGGCTGAGGCAAATGAAACTGCCATGAATGATGATAAGGGCATTGTATCTGGTAAGTGGGGCATGGCTGAAGAACAGAAGAAGTCTGCTATTGCTGCGCTGATTAATGAGTTCCAAGACCCAGGCCATCCTCTCGGTGAGTTGAATGCATCTGCGTACCTAATGTTGGATAACATAGTTAAGAAGTTTTCAGGCAAAGGCCCACAAGCGTTCAAGCAACCAGTATCAGGTAATCAACAATATACTCCCGGCGAACTGGACGAGATGATCGACAAGGTAACGACCGACATGGAAGATAACGGCAGGCAAATGGGTAAGGAGAGGTATAACGCATTGCAAGCAAAACGGTTACGTTACATTGGGATGCGTGGATCTAGCAATTAATATATACTGATGACCAGACACAACGGATGTGACAGATAACCACTCGGCCTGTCATATCCCATAAAGAAGCCCACCAGGTGTGTGGATAACTTCAGTCAGATTTGTAATTAAATTAACTGAGGATTATTCACATGAGTAACGCAACTATTAAACAAGTCACGCTTGATGCATTCCATCAGGGTGTAACACATCTCGTACAACAGAAAGCCACTAAACTCCGTCCGTGGGTTGATGACTGGTCGCCAGATGCAGAAACAGGCAACTGGGATCGGCTCGGTAAAGGTGAAGCAGCGCCCAAAACACGTGTTATGGCAACACCTGAAACTGGGCGCGTATGGTCAAGGCGTATTGCTATTGCGACTCCGGTCAACGATGCTGAAATCATCGAGCAGGAAGATCCAACCAGGATGCTTGAAGACCCAAAGAGTCACATTATCCGATCCCTGGGCTATTCAATGGGTCGTGCAATGGATGACAAGATTATCGCCGCTGCTGTTGGTAATGCTACAAACTCAGTACGCGACAATGATGCATCAAACGCACCGACACAGATTGCTCTGCCTGCCGCTCAGATCATTGGTGATTATTCAACACCAATCAGTTTTGATGTTGTTACTGAGGTGGTGGAGAAATTCAACACCAACGAGCTTGAAGATGCGGAAATTGTCGCAATCGTTGGGCCACGTCAAGTACGTGAGTTGATGAACCTTACGGAAGTGACCAGTGCTGATTATGTCAAGGCATCTGCTTTGATGAGTAATAAGATTGTGTCTGGCTGGTATGGCATGACATGGATTATGCACAACCGCTTAATCCATCCAACCACTGCACAGACGCAGTGCGTGTTTATGACTCGTGACGCTATCGGTTTCCACATCCCTCAAGATGTTGTTACCAAGTGTGCTGAAGATTCAAGCACGTCATACGTCTGGAGGCCATACGCTCAGTTCGATGCTGGTGCTGTACGTATTGAGGACGAGCAGGTTGTCACGTTCGAGGCTTTGGATGCTTCCATAGCGTAAACCAAACGGCGACCCCCTTAACCGGGGGTTTGCCACATCTGGAGACTGAGATGTCCAAGAAAAAGGTTTCAAAGAAGGCTGCGAAGAAGAAAGACACCCGCAGTCGTAGTGAACGGCAGATTGCTGCACGTCAGGAGCGTATCAAATGAGCTTACATAAACTGTCTTACAATGCTGAAGGCAAGAGCCATGTCGTGTCGACTGACCCTGCTGCCGGCGGTGTAACCGTTGCCGCTGATGAGATTGCCCTGTGGGTTGGTAGCCTGATTGGTGGTGTACAGAGGCCGCTATCGGTACACAACTTCGTCAATGACTGCCTTGAGCGATTGCGCGAGATTGGTACACCGACACCACCTACCGATGACTACCTGACAGCGGGTGCT